CCTGACTAGCTAGTTTTTGCAAGTCCATGTAATTTCCGTCTGATTTGTCTTCTAGGATATTAACAGAAGCCTTATATTTTTCATCCCTAAGAACTTGTACAAGTAGTTTTGAATTATTGCCCGTATCGGTAAAGGTTTCCTCAAAGTCAGCGACTATTTTTTCTGCTTCGTCAGGAGTCATGGAACCAAATAGCTGTATGAAAGCAGAAGGAACAAGACCGTTTTTGAACTTAGTTATATTGTACTTTGGGATTCTGTACTCCATTTCAGCCCAAAACCTAGCAGCTATATTCTCAGGTAAGCCCCAATAAAAGAAACCAGGTGCATAGTTCTTGATGTGCATAGCAGAACGCCCCTTACCGTCAAATTTTGGATACATTGGTATCTCTGTGATTGTAGAAGGGTCTGTTTGCCCTTCTTGCCAATCTGGACAAACGCCAATAGCTTCTATTATATTGTTACTGTTAGCCTCTTTAATAGCTGTCTGATCTAAAGGTAAGTGATACATCAAAACAACGTCCTTACCTTCTCTTTTCGTTATCTTCAGCTCAACCATTGCATTGCCAAACGCCCACCAATCAAAAGCAACCTTTTCAATTACCTCCTCTAAGGTTTCGTTGTTTAAATTGACGTTGCCTATTAGGTCGTTTATAGCTTCTACTTTGGAATCTTCTGATTTTTGAAGTCTAAACAACTTCCTAAGCGTTTGAAGAAAAGGCACCTTCTTGGATGAAACAGGAATAAACCCATCCCCTAGAGTAAGGCTAGTCTTTTGATTTACTACATTCCTTAATGTTGTAGAGTTGCCGACTAAAGCCATCATACCCTTAAGGACACTAGACCGAGCATTAAAGAATCTAACCCACTTATCATTAATAAGCGCATTAGAACGAGCACCGCTCTTGCTACCGTTAAACTCTTCAAACAAGTCCTCTTCTAAGATATTGGTGTCTAGACCATGCACAATACTAGAAGAAGCCAAGATTTGTTTTTCTGGCTTCTTCCCTGTAGGTGTATTATTTTTCTTCTTGTTATTTCGACTGTACTGTGTCATCCGTAGAAGGTTTTGCACTTAGTTTTTTAGCCTTTACTTTAGGTAGTTCTCCTATTAAGTGAGTGTCAACCGTTTTTTTGTTACAAACAGTAGCAAATTCAACAAGCATTTCTTCCGTAAAGTCATCCCATCCCATCCCTTCGGTACAGTCAAACTTTCCGAATTTTCCATAAAACTTAGTACCCTTTAAATACTTCTTCGGTCTTAATTTATTATTGTAAGCCATTGTTATTTTTTTGTATAAAAAAAAGAGAAGAGAAATTAACCCCTTCTCTTTTTAAAAATATAGTTTAAATAGTATTTCCTATACTGGTATTCCTCCTTGTCCAAGTGTAAATTCTTGAGCAAAAATAGTAGATATTGCTTGCAATGAAGGAGCAACTTGATTTACATCAGTCTTTGCAGTTCCTGAGTCTCTATTAGCTGTAAATAGCTTCACTTCCTCAGTTTCTAATAAGCCCCAAATATAAGACAAGCCTGTATTCTCGCCATGAATAGCAACCATACCACAATTACAATCAGCCATTTCTAAAAGAGTATTTCTTTTATCTTGGTTCCATGACTCCCAAACCATGTTATAAGTTTGAGTTATTTGAGTACCTCCCTCGTTAGAAAGGTCTTCAACGAATTGCGATTGATTAGAAGCAAATTCAAACTTGTAGAACACTTCACCTACAGCCATTGTGATACCTGTAACCTTACCATCTACATCTTCTACAACGGAAGCAACATTAACTCTATCAGCTAGATAAAGAAAATTAGATCCTCCTGTTGTTTTAGCAGCGCAACTCTTAGCATTACCGCCATTTAAACATCCAGCCATAATAAGATAGGTTTAGTATGCAATCACAAAGAATGCAGGGTGAACAAAGTTAGTTCCAAACTTACCATTAACTTTGATATAGTTTAGTTCATCTTTTCTATCGTACCAAACTTCAACTTTATTCAAGTCGCTTTTCATGTTGGTAGCCATGATTAGATTGTTAGGAGTAGTAAGCAAAGCCAAATGGCTGTCTACTTTTCCTAAATCATCTTCCATAATAGTATCCCAATTACAATCTTGGATGATTTGAATACCTCTATATTGCATAGTGGTAACACCGCTGATTGTTTGAACTCTTCCAGCATCTCCACCTCCAAGGGCTTCATAGTCATTCTGTACAGCTTCCCATACTGAATTTGTAACGTAAAAACGTTTTTCAGAAGCTGGAAGACCTTTTAAAACCTTCGCTTGCTCCTCGTACATCTTTTTAAGAAGTGCTAGACCATCGTCAGGAGCCAAAGGCGCACCGCTATTAGAATCAACATAAGGAGATAAATCATCATCAACTAATTGCTCAGCGTAAACTGACCAAAAACCATTTGTTAGGTTTAAAGTTGGATCATCGCTTGACTTGTCACCAAACCAAAATAAGCGCTGATATTCCCCTGGTAAAGAGTCTTGAATTAACTGAACGATATACGCCATGATTTCCGTACCAGTAAGGTCGTACTTCATGTTTCCAGTCTTTTTAAAATTCTCTGCAAGTACAGTGTCTTTAAACTGGTCAATACATTGCTCCATGTTAATCTTAACAGAATCAACTTCAATTGTTCTGTCGTAAATCTCCATTGAGCCTTTAGGTGTGAATTTACACCCTTCTGCTTTTTGTAGAATCTTGGTCAATTTCTTGATAAATCCAAGTTTCTTTTTATCTGAGATGTTTGGAAGTACTCTAAAAGTATCCAATTTCAGCATACTTTGCCAAACTGGCTCAAAGAATAACTTGTTAACACCATTCTTAGGTGTCCAAGTAACATCCAAACTACGGTTTATTGTTGCCATTGTTTTTTGTTATTTTAAAAACTTAGTAACTATGCTGCTACATCAGTTGTGATTGTGAAAGAAACAGAAGGTTTAACGCCTTCATTTAATACTGCAACTGTCATAGTTCCGCTTTTTACACCAGCAACATCTGTTTTGATTGTCAATGCATTTAATGCTTCAACAAAATCCTTAGTAATTGCATAAGGGAAAGTTACTGTGCTTGCAAAACTAGCATAAGCATCGTTGTTGGCTGGAGTAGGAGTTGAAGCAACAGGTTGGTTTCCTATCTTCTTGATTTGCAAGAAGAACTCATAAACCCCACCATTTACTAACTGTGCTACTGTTGAGTAGTCATTGATATTAATAATACCACCATCAGCAATTTCAACACCCTCAGGAGGAAACCCTGTGAAGTTAGCATCATCTGTAGATTCTAGCATTAATCTAAATGAAACATTCTCCCATTGTGAAGCAGGAGGGATAGTGTCACCACTTCCACCAACTACGCCAATAATGCCCAAAGGTTTGCAGTATTCAAGAGAACACCCAGCATCTCCACCATCTCCACCTTCGCAGCCATAAAAGGACAACATCCATTCGGCTTTTGGGTCAAGTGTACTTGTGTCTACTACAAAAGGAGTAGTACGAGCAGCCAAATCAAGCGATTTTGTAACAGTTTTAGTGCCATCGTAGATTTCTACACGGTAATACTTTAAATCAGCACCTAAATGCCCAGTTAAAGGAGTAATAGTTGCTGTTGCTCCACCTGCTGCAACGACAAAACCAACAGAAGCAAGATAGTTGCATTTGTCTGTCTTGTCAATTTTTAGTTTCACCACGCCACTCTGTGCGTATGGGTTCGTATAAAGGTAGTTGTCACTAAGACTGTTACCTTCTTTATAGTTATTATCAGCCATTACGAGAACATTTCTTTAGCCATTGCGTCAGCGTTTTCCAACTGTCCTGATTCCGCAAGGAGGTTATGAAAATCTTTTTCTTTGTCGGTCATTTTACTAAGGTCTGTTTTAGCCCCAGCACTAGAAGCACCGTTCTTTTCTTCTTCAAGCTTTTGAGCTTTAAGCTCTGCTACTTTTCTAGCTTCAATTTCAGCATCTAGTTGCGCTTGTAAATCAGAAGTGTTATCTTCTTCTTCGTCTGCGTCATCCTCAGAAGTAGGTTCTTTGTAGATTCCATACTTCTTTGCTGAAGCTATTGCTGCTTCTCTTTCAGCTGCTTCTTTTGCTTCTTGATCTTCTTGCAAACCCTCAATAGCAGCCTGTGCTTCTTTTGGATTTGATTTAAACCAAGCTAGCATAGTATCAATAACACCTAGTTTTTTGGTATCATCGTTTTTTGGCTCTGCCATGTTTGCAATTGTTTTGACTTTATTTAAAAAAGTAGTAGGCACATTTTTGTACTTACTACATGAGTTTACTATTTCTTGCGCTTGAGCTTTGTTGATAAACTCCACCCCTTCGGTAAGCTTTTGGATGAAACCATGTTCAACAGCTTCTTCCGCTGTAAACCAAGTTTCATTATTTTGCCACTCTCTCACTTGTGCTTCTGTCTCTTCTCTACTATCATTAATAAGCTTTCCATTGGCTTCAATAGTATCAGCGTAGATTTGCACTAATTGATTATCAATAGTCTCTAATAATTCAGCAGTTCCTTTGTGGTCCTTAGCTTCTCCCCAAGTACCACCAGAAGCGTTGTGTATCATAAACAAAGAACCCTTTGCTATTGAAGTAGTTTTACCACTCAAAGCAATAGGCGTAGCAATTGACGCACACAAACCAAGGATTGAAGTACTAATGTTGATAGGATTAGACTTAATAAAAGCGCTTATGGCCATGCCTTCAAATACAGAACCGCCCCCTGAATTGATTTGCATCATTATTTCAGACGCTCCAGAGTTGGCAATGTCTTTAGCCATGTCACGAAGCCCAACGCCCCACCATGCGGAAATCTCCCCATCTATTAAGATGTTGGCCTTTTCGCTGTCTTCTGACTTATTAAAAATGTATTGTTTTGCTTCGCTCATATCTACAATAGTACGCTATTGTATCTAATTCGGCTGCTAGGTTTTGCGGTTTAGTCGGTCTTTAATCATAAAAAACGACTGGAAGCGGTCTAAAATGGTTCTAATCGTGGAGTAGGAACTGTTTACTTCCTCCTCTAGCTGCCATATTGCACACTTCTTAATGCCCATGTTTTCAGAGAGGGCGAAAGGGTATTTGTCTATTACTAGAAACCTCTTAATAGTCAAGTCAGTAACTAGTGACCTATTCACTAAATACACGGCAAAGCCTTCGGAAGTTGGCTTGACTTCTTTACTTTTGCAATAGGCTTCATACTGCGCACTAATTACTTTTGTGAACTCTGTTCTTGTTTGCTCCATATCTGACTGTACAATCTAAATACTTTTAAAACTCTTGCTACTTCTGTTCTGCAATTTATATCCTTGGGGGCATGAGGCGAAATGTATGTATTATAAGCTTCAAAGAGATATTCTAAGTGTCTTGGGGGAACAGCAGGAAGCCTATTGTTTATGAAGTTATAAACATCTGTTATATCCTTCCTGTGTTCCTCTGGTATTTTATCACCCGCTGCCATATTAAAAAGTTGTCATTGCTTCAAGTGTAGCATCATTATCTTCTACATCTTGTAAATTATTCAAATCTAAAGACACGCCTATTCTGTCTATCCTTGCGTTTGTTGCTGCTGTGCTTGCCAAACTGGCAGACATAAATTTATTGAACTGTTCGTTTACGTCAGTCGTTGCGTTGCCTACGCTTGGTGCTGAAATTGGAGTGCCTAGAACGCCACCATTAGCGAACCCTGGAACACCCATTGAAGCAAAAGTTTTGTAACCTCCTAACATTGCCTGTTGAGATTCATTCAATATAACCTCTCCTGTTTTTACGGTTGCCAAAACATTGTCTCCATTGTTTTGTGTTGGTATGTTTGAACCTTTATTTATTCTACCATTACCAAGTACTAAACCACCTTTAGCAAACTTCTGAGAAGCAATCACCGCTATCTGTGCAGCCGTAGCAACACCCGTGGCAGCAGCAGCAATAAATGAAGCTGGAGGTGGTAAAGAAAAGGCGTTTGTTATACCTAGTGCTGCAGCTATAACGGCCTGAATAATAGATATTGCCTTTTGGGCTTCTGCTTGTTCTTTTCTAGCTTTCTCTTTCGCTTTCGTCTCTTCTTCTAAGGCTTTCTCCTCCTGTTCAACTTGTTTTTCTAAGAATTTCTTATGTAGCCCTGTTGCGTTTTGAAGGTCTTCATTAAGCCTTGAGATACTTTCTTTCCTTGACTCAATAGCTGCGTCAAAACGTGCGTTTTCAGCTTCTGCTGCAATGTTTACAATGTCACTAATTGCACTAAATGTAGCATTCACCAAATCAACAACAGCGTCTTTTGTGGCTGCTGCTCTTTCTTTACTGGATTCTATTTGCTTTGCTATTAATGCATCACTAGCTTCACCTTCTAATCTTTCTAATTCTTCGTACTCTGCTTCTGTACTAGCTATTTCGTCCTGAAATGCTTTTTCATCTGCATCTGCTCTTGCTTTTGCGCCATCCGTTTCAATCTTTAAAAGCCTGTCTTGATGGGCTTGCTCTTGCTGTTCGGCTATTGTATTATTTGTGGCTCTTAATTGCGAAAGTTGCGCTTCTGACTCATTGATAAAATCAATTAACTCCTTACTACTTGCGCCAAATAAAGCAACTATCTTCTTTTCTTGTTCCTCTACACCTTGTAATACTTCATTGTAATTAGCCTGTCTAAGTAGCTTTTCTTGCTCAAATCTTTCTTTTTCGGCTGCTAAAGCTCTATCTGTTGAATCGGATATAGCTGCTATTTGTAGGTTTCTTAATTCAGTATCCAAGTCAACAGCTATCTTAATTCGTGCTAAAGATTCAGTTTGAATTTGGGTCAACAGTTCGGCTCTAGCTTTTTTAAGATCTTCAATCCTTTTCTTTTCTGCTTTAGCTGCTTCTTTGGCTTGTTCCTCTCTTCTCTTCGCTGCAGCCAATCTCTTTTCTTCAACGGCAACTTCTTCTTCACTGTTCTTTTTAAACTCTTCCTGAGCCTTAATAGTAGCATCGTATCCTTCTTGGTATGCCTTGCCCACTCCAACGCTTTGCTCTGAAAGCTCTTTTTGTCGTGCGGTTATAGAGGCTATGTTTTTATTTATCTGGTCTGTGGATTCATCACTAAACGGGTTGAATTTATTAACTTCTTGGAATACTATTTGCAACTGTAAGCCCATTCTTTTGAATACATTGACTGTTGTTGTTGCAAAGTCTACCGCAGCAGCACTAATTCCCCCAAGTATAGCAGGAAAATCTGTAAAAATAGAACCTACAAAGCGCAAAGCTCTAGCAAATAGCCCCGTTCCTTCTGACGCACTTATAAAAGCATCACCTACTTTCGATACTACAAAAGAAACATTGTCTATAATCTTAGTAATTCCACCACCAAATGCACCAAGTATTTTTTGGCCTACCTTCTGGAATGTATTTTGAAGTCCTGCACCTGCGCTATTTAGGTCTTTAAATTGTTCTTTTGCTTCATCACTTCCTGTTGCAATTTCCTTGAGGCCGTTGAAGATATTTCTAAGGCCGTTAGCTACACCATCAGCTATAGAACGCCCAACGCTAAGTTTTAGTAGTGTTTTAGTTAATCCCTTTTGAGCATTACGATACAAACCTATGCTAGTTTTTCCATCTTTAACGGATAAGTCTAGCTTTTGAATTTGCTTGTTAGTCTTGGCTAATGATTTCTGAATCTTGCGCCCATCACCTAAAAAAGCGTTTCTTTGACTCTTACTAAGGGAGTTGTATTGCTTCTTTAAAGAAATAGCCTTAGCCCTTAATTCGTCTAAACTCCCTGCACTTGCTTCGCTTGCCTTCTTTCCAGTTCTTAGTTCCTTCCTAAATGCCTTAATAGCATCGTTATTCTTACTATATTCTTTGCCTAATTCCCTAAGTTCCTCAGATTGTTCCCCTGTTGCGCTCGTTTGTTCGATTAAGGTTT